GGCGGCCTCCTGGGCTCTGGCGGCTTCGAAGATGCGTGTTTGAATGGCGCGTTTGTTAAAGCGGAACGTAATCAGACACGAGGCTTGATACCGCGTGAGTCCGAAGTCCTGTTGGTATCCTGCAGGTAGGTATTTGAGCTGTTGTTGAGTGACACTTTGGCTCAGCCAGGTGCGAGACTTGCGAGCCGCCGCCTCGTTTTCATGCTCGTTCAGCCAATCGTCGGCTGCAGCGATGCCAAGTGAGCGTTCGCCGATCGAGAGCAAGTGCGTTCCCAGCCCTTTACCACCGCCAACGGCGAACCATTGACCGTTTAGATAAAACACACCCGCCCATGCCGAAAAGCCGGTGGCCATGAGTGCTGTGTCATCGCCAAAGAGATCACTCCAGCGGAACGAGGAGCGCTTGAGTAGATCAACTTCGGACATGACAAACTCTGTGAGTTCGGTTTTCTCACCATCGGCTGTGCGCTCCCAAACGTGGCCGCACAGCGCACACTCCATGGAAGAGAGTGGAACCTCTGCATCGCAGTCTGGACAGGTTTTGGTGGGGGCTTGGCCAGAGCCTTGATGACCGTCGAGCTTGGCCTCTTGTTCAAGCGATCCGTGCATGAGGGTACTGGTGCCAAAGTCCAACACAATACAGTCACTCTTGCTGACGCCGGGATACTCCTCGGGATCTACCGTGCGAAGCCCTCGGCCGATCATCTGAATCAGCGTCGACTTGTATGAGCTCGGGCGAAGCAGTACCACACAATCAACCGGTGGATGATCCCAGCCCTCAGTAAGCACTGCGACATTAACGATGACCTGTGCTTGGCCAGTCGAAAACTGAGCAATTGCAGACTCTCGCTCAGCTTTGGTCAGGGTGCCGTGAACAACTACACTGTTTACATCGGCTTGTCGAAAGGCGTTCGCAACGTTGTTGGCGTGATCGACTGTGGAGCAGAACACCACTGTATTGCGTTTCCCTGCATGAGTCTGCCAGTGCTTTACGACCGCTTCGGTAATCACCTTGCGGTTCATAATGGCGTCGACCTCATGCATGTCGAAATCATCGGCCGAGCGCTTCACTTCCGAGAGAGCGGCTTGGGTACCAACATCCACCACAAAGGTACGGGGAGGTACTAAGTGACCGGACTGAATGAGCTCAGCAAGACTGATTTGATCAGCAACGTTGCTGAATACAGGGCGCAGTCCTTTGCCGTCTCCACGATTGGGTGTTGCCGTTACTCCGAAGAGCTTTAGGCTTGGATTGAGCTTGGTGGCGTGCTCGATGATGGCGCGGTAACTGGGTGCTGCCGCGTGGTGCGCCTCATCGATAACGAGCAGATCCAAAGCGGGCATCTGTTCCAGATTTGACTGGCGAGAAAGTGTCTGCACCATGGCAAAGGTGGTCTGCCCCTCCCAAGATTTCCCTTTCGCATCAAAGACAGATGTCTCGATACCCGGATTCACTCGACTGAACTTGGACGCATTCTGCTCGGTGAGTTCGTCACGGTGGGCGAGGACACACACTTTGGCCTGAGTACCCTGGAGCCAACGCCCCGCAACACCTGAGAGCATGATGGTTTTACCAGCACCGGTAGGCGCCACTCCCAGTGTGTTGTCATGTTTCTCGAGTGCCGATAAACAGCGCTCAACAAACGTTTTTTGACGGGGACGAAGAATCATCAGCGTACTCCCTTACTGAGCCCAAGCAGGACGGCCGCTCGGAACCGCGGGCGGCTCTTGAGCAGGCGTTGTTTGTGATACTGGTGCTGAGGCTGAGTAAGCTGCCGGAGTCGGGGCCGCAGGAGTGGAGCCCATCGCTTCGGCATACCCCTTCTGATCAGGTGTGACGGCTGACTTTATGATGTTTTTCAGCTCACCATTCTGGTCCTTGTCGACATCGATCTTTGCCACAAACTCGATGCCTTCAAGATCAGCAAAGCCTGAGATGCGACGTAGTTGTTGTGCCTTGGGGGATTGATCGCCAGGGTGAAGCCCTCGCGATGAGTTCAGAATGCCTTTGATAAAACTGCGGCCCATGTTGGCCCACTCGGGTCCTTTCGGGCTTTCCAGCCCGATCAGGCTCCAGATTTTTCGCTTCGCAAAGGGACCCTCTGTCACCACAAACTCACAGTTCAGATATACAGATCCGGTCATTGTGCTCTGCGTGGCAAAGCCACCCGTCCAGCCTTGGCTTGAATCGTCAATGCCGCCGGGCTTAATGGTCATGCGCACGCGTGCGATGGATCCTTTAGGGATGACGTCATAAGATTGCTGATCATCAGCGTTGTTAAAGTCGTTCCAGAGGCTCATAGGGTATCTCCTGTGTCTGGGTTAAGGTGTTCTTGAAGGGGTTTGGGACTATCAAAGCGCAATCGCTCCGGTGCAGGCGCAGCGAGACTTTTGATCTTGGTCATCAGGCGACCGAGGTGAGGCTCCTCAATGGCATCCAAGCGACCACTGCGATCCTTGGCGGGGTACCCCCACTGATTCAACGTGTGGTTGATGAAGGCACGGAAAGGGTTGTCGTCTTCGTCTTTGAGTTCCGCCATAGCAATGACTTGGTCGACAATGCCCGGTAGCTCGAGACCCGTTTTGGAGCCGTCGATCTGTGGCGTGAATACCTTTCGGTTGTAGTCGTCGATACGCTCATCGAGGATGCCAACAAACCAGATGTTCTTGTTACGGGTGTGTTGAAGGTGCGTGAGCCACGCGATCATCTCCTGACCGTGCAGGCCATAAGCACCCCGCATATCGGGCTTGCCACTGCGCTCGCTGAACGCCTGAGGCTGGCCTTTACACCACTGAAAGCAAAGGCGGCCTGCCACTGTGATCGAGTCGATGAAGATGGTCTCGTAGCGCTCCAGCTCTGCTGGATCACCGAAGCGCTCACAGACTGCGTCATAGTGACTCTGGCTGTAGACCTGATCATCACGAAGGGCAGGGTTAGGGCCGCCTATAAAGACGGCAAAGTCGCGACACTCAGGCCAGGTCTTGGGACGAATGCTGTCACCGCTCCAGCCTTCGATCGCCAGGTCACCAGCCTCCAAGTCGAAGAATAGGGTGCTTGGTGCATCCAGCGTCCAGAGCAGTGAGGTTTTACCGATGCCACTCTTGCCGAAGATACAGCCTTTGATGCCACGTTTTTCAGCAAGGCGTTGATCCGCTGAGATAATAGGGAGGCTCATGACTGGGCCTCCTCGAGTAGAGACAGGCGGAAGCTTGGCTTGCCGGTCTTAAGGGTGCGAGCGCCAGCAAACGAGGATTTCAGGTTATCGGGCCAAGCCTCGTATTTTCGCTCGGATACCTTGTAGCTGATGTCGATGTACTGGCCAGGATCCTCACCGCTGGCGGCGATACGCTTGGCGATTTCATCGAGTATCTTCTGATCCCAAGTGACACGCTTAGGAAGGTCGGCAGAGATACGGACTTCGCCATCATCGAAGTGCACGACACCGGTGTCTTTGCCCACTGAAAGGCGCTGCTGTTGAGCTTGGGTGTTGTATCGGTGCTCAAGCACACGATCCACTTGTTCGCACAATGCCTTCGCCATAGCGAGTTGATCCGCTGCATCATTTTTCAGACGAAACAGCGAGTCACTAGATAGCTCTGCAAGTGTACTAACGGGTGTGCAGATAATGTCGTTGATTTGCTGAAGGTTCATGCTGCACCTCCCGCGTGGACGCGTTCTGAGGTGCTTTTGCGCAGACACTCAGCCTCGTAGGCTTCGAGATCTTCTTCGCGGTAAGCAATACGACCATGCAGTTTGAGAAAGACGGGACCGATGCCCTGTGTGCGCCACCGCTCTAGGGTGGCCTCGCTAACACACCAGCGCTCGGCTAGCTGTGTCTGATTGATGTGTTTGATACTCACGTTGCACTCCTGTTGGTTATTGCGAAAACGTGAGGTCAGTTTGGTGGGGGGGATGTACGGGGGTCACCCGACGTCATGTACGGGCTGATGTACGGGCGAGTCTTTGTTATGGTGTGTCTGGCTTTTGATGGGATAGTTGCATTGAAAGTGATTTCGGTTATACTCATTTCAACGGTGCAGCAGACATGTCCTGATGGGCATGACACCGCGTAACCTTTTAAGGTCGAGGCTGAGTCCGGTAATGACGTTCTGAATCCAAGATTTTATCTTGGCGAAGGCTCCCTAGTTGGAGCCTTTGTTATTTGTGGGCCAAGGAAATTTTAATTTCGTATGTCAAAGTCACCCTTGAATCTTCCTGATCGAGCGTATCAGTTTTGGAAGCCGTTCAAGTTTGATGGGGTCGAACATAGCTTTGACCATTTGACTGCACGAAAGCATACCTTCAAACATCCGAATCGTCCGGAACAGTACACACTGTATTTCACTTTTTCACATCATGTATTCACAAGAAAAATTGATGATTCTGAAACGCTAGACTCTTACGGATATTATCCCTTTCCAAAAGAAGATTTGAGAGCGTTCGATATTGAGAGGTATCAGCTATCGACGCATTTGCCCAAAATTGTCGAGACTCTGCCGGAGCAGTTTTGTTATCACGGAGGTTACAGCAAGTATTGTAGCTGCAAGATAACTAACGAGAGAGGTGAGAGTGTTCACTACCAAGTCGTTTACCGCGTATGGAAAGAAAGAGGTAAAATGCGTTTCCATATTGAAAGCGCTTATCCTTTGAAAAATGGTTTAGGCAAGGTTAAAAAGGTGAGCTTTTGGGTGATCTGCCACAACCTGCTCAAAAACAAGGCTCTTCCAAAGCCTGCCCAGTAAACTTTCTGTGTTTATACAAACCAGCCATGTTGGCGTTTTAGACGATAAAACTATAGATGCCATTACCGTTCGATTGGATGTAGTCCCGCCATGCTTCATTCCCGCTGAAAAGGTTTTGCATACGCCGACTCCGACCGATACTTTGCGGCCCATACGCAGCATTGAGTATTTCTGCGGCAGATAGCTCCCATCTTCCCTTGTTTGCTTGCTCGGCCATATATTTTACTGCAGCCGCCTGCTTAGCACCGGTGATCACCCACGGAGTGGGATTCGTGCGAATGGTCAGTGTGTTGGTGTATTCATCAAAATGAACCGGTGACATTGGGTTTTCGTCAATGAAGTTCGCGCCGGTCACCAATCGGCTGAGCCTCTCCATATCGATTCTCGCAACGTTGGTGGTGGAATCGATAACCTCTTTAATTGGTACGATGCGATAGTGACGTGGCACTGTAATGATGCGGGATAGAGGATTGCCGGTTGTGAGGATGATCCCGAGATCCGATAGGTCGGTCTGTTGTAGACGTTGAAAAACAGCCTCAAGCGAAAATACTAATCCCCTCGCCACCCAGACGTCAGTAAGTGTGTGTCCCATCCGAACTTTACCGAGTCGCCAGAGTGTTGCTTGAATGTCGGGTTGCGCTATTCCGCTACGATGAACCCTTGGGATATATAATAGATCAGCTACAGCGTTTAGAAACAGCTCTTCCCGCGGGGAGTAGACGGCAATCTCTGCCGGCTCTATCGATCGGAGCCGAAACGTTTCTGGGCAGCGGTACAGATAATGATCAGACTCATCATCCTGAAAAACATCAACGTCAGAGTGTTCATTGCCACAAGGCGCGGGGTAGTACCCGGCATAGCCGATACAATCACACCACTCAGAGATGCCTCCTGCATCCAGTGCTTCGTATTGGCGAAGCGTCCACCCAGGTATGCCGATCAGTATTTGCCCGTCCTCATCAACAACCTGTTGAACGGACTGTTCGAACAGATTTATCAAATCATGCAGCGATTGGGTCGATAGGCCGTGCATCCTTTGTTACCTCCTTAACCAGATTCCATTTGTGAAGCAGGTGGTCACATAAGGCACGATCCTTCTCACGTTTGGTTTTGATGTTGCAGCGGTTATCGCCGCGCAGTTCAATGGTGATGGTTCTGGCGCGACCGCGACCCTCTTTGCGCAACTTGATTGAGATCTTGGCGTAGTTGAGTGTGTAGTCGCGGAATTCGAATGTCGGATTGTTGTACAGGCTCTTTGCAGCGCTATAGATATCCTGAGAATCTCGCATGGATACCTTGGCAATCGATGATCCACATACGGGTCCAGCATACCCAAGCTCAAGCACCTTAACGCTGCTGATCGGTTCATTTGAGATATCAAAATTTCTAGGTGCTGCCAGAGTTTGGTAATCGTATTGCTTGATAGGAACCGACTCGCCGGTGATGGGGGAGGCTAATAGTGTTTCGGCAACGATGGCTGCCAGGGCGTCACGCCCCTGCGTATCCTTTGATAGTACCTCAACGTAAC